TGTCAATAGTACTTTTATTGTTATTTCATGGCAGATCAAGATCTTGTTGATGCGTTTAACGCGCACTTCTCGCAGCAAGCCTCACCAGAGGCAGTTCAAAGGTTACTCGGGTCGGTCCACGTTCGTGCGTGGTACAAGGAGTATAAAGCGACCCTTGCAAAGGAAAGTGCGTTGCCCGCGGAATGGGCAGAACTCGGCATCACTGCCGATGAATGGGCAAACCTCGGGGAGACCCGAAAAAGAAGAAGAGGGTTCCGCGCCGCCTGCGCAACTGCAATTGCAGCAGCAGCGGCAGCATTTGACAATGCTGTGCGGAATGCAAACAACGTCTGTGCGACGGCATGCGCGCAGATCGCCAACCCGCTCGTACTGGTGTTTGAAGCCGGTTACGATCAGTTACCGTTGGCCGATCAGGTAGCAATTGAGTCGCTGACTGGGGAGGATCGCCAAGTGGCGATGGACGCGCGCATCCGCCAGATGCGTGCGGCAGCCATTGCGCGGGTCCGAGCCGGTCAACCGCCCTTTTAGTGGAGGGTCACCTACCCCCGCTGAAAGTGTAGGTGGAGATGTCGATTACTCGAGGGTATCCAGGTTTGTCTCACAGTGGTCTTTGCGCCGCGCTGTCTTTCGGGATGCGCAGTACAAGGAGTGTGACGAACTCGCTCGCGAGTCAGCACGTAAAGTCGTCACCTCCTCCTATGCAGCCAGGGCGGTACAATGTTCCTCAGACCATTGTGCCCAGTTAAGTGCAGAGAGCATTCAGCGTATGGTACGCCCCTACTTGGAGCGTGCTATACGGCGTGAAATGACAATAATTTCCTCCCCCCCCAAGAGTGTGAGTGGTGAGCTATCCTCACCACATCTCGTTGTTCAGTCTGCAGGGATCAGACTGAAGGTATACAAAAGTATGCTAGATGCATCCCGTTGCAATTCTCTTGAACCGGTGTTTGCCCGCAATTATCTGCAGGTTCACTTGGACAAACAGGAGCGCGGTCCCGTTACCGAAAGCTGGACGTCATGGACGTCCAGCTACCCCGCCCGCCCGGTCGTCGAGAGAAAGGAAGCACCACCCACCCTCTCCCCCTCGCATCCTGCTGTAAAGCAACTCAGAGTGCACCAACATCTGGCTCCTGTTAGTACTGATCCGGATGTTGCGGCATGTATAGGTCGTACGTCAGTAAAAGTCCCATCTCGTCCACAAAAGATTTGGGGCCCATCCCCGCGCTGGATGGAGTACGCGAACAAAGTAGGCCTTGACTTAGGTGCTGAGTTAGGAGGAAACAATGAACACTTCGTCGAAGGATCCTTCGACACCAACCGCACCCACCTCGCTGCGTCAACGGCCAAGTTGAAGTATGCAGGCGACTACTGGCGTGGTTTGAGGACAGTCCAGAACCATTTATCTGAACTCAAACTTCCAAAGTTGGGTTACCTCCCCACAGACGCGCACTGTGCTGATGTGAGAGTAAACCCTACCGCGTACCCAGGCTACTGGTCGTCCCGCATAGCGCGCACCCGTGAAGCGGGACACGATACTTTCGTGTCTATCGCCCGTACAAAGTGGAGGAAGGTCCTGTCATGTGGCGCCCAACCTGACAGTACTGTGTGGTTGTGTGGCGGGCGCGGGAAACGTGCGTTCAAAGAACCAGGCGACACACTTGGGTCGCGACTCGTGTTAATGGATGAAGC